GATGAACATTGGGATTCGAGGTTCAATCCAGCTAGTCAGAACTTGAGCAAGCCTGTTAATTCCTGCGAACAGCATTGGTAAACCTGTAGAACCAATCCATTGAACCGCCTGGCTAAGCATCGAAGCCAAAGCATCAATGACCTTTGGTGCAGATTCTTTGAACTTGGTTGCGATGAAATCAAACCCACCAGACAAACCACCTTCTGAAAGGGAGTTGCCAAAATCACGGAATACTGGAACAACAGATTTGGTCACAAAACTTAAAGCACTTGTTAACGCTGGAAGTAACGCAAATCCAATTGATGTGGACAAATCGTTAAAGTCGTTTTGTAATGATTGGAGTTGACCTTGAGGTGTATCGCGAAGGCTTGCGTTGAACCCTTCATAGGTTGAACCTAAGACTTTTACAAGCGCAGCAGCACGTTCACTCTCGGTACCAGACTTAATGGTTTTCTTGGTGGCATCATCCAGCACGAAACCTGTTTTGGTTAGCGAAGCAAAGTTGCCTTGCAGGGCTTGAGCCAAACCGTTAGTCGAGGATTTGAAATCCTCTGCCGTAGCACTAGCACCTTTTTCTGCTGTTACATAGTCAAGGATTGCTGGGGTCAGCGTTTTGATTGTGTCAATGGACAAGTCAAAGGTTGCCAACTGTGATTGCACAACTGATGTCGTTCCAGCCGAAACAACACCAACATTTTGTAGGGCTTGTGCTTGCTTGTTTAGGGAGTCAATTTGTTCGTCTGTGGCACCTGTGGTTGTTTTTAAGATTTGCCTTAGACGGTTTTGCTCTGCTTCCTGGGTGATAGCAGCTTCAACCGATTTGTATAGTGCAGCACTAACAGCCGTGAACGCAGCAGTACCGGCAACCGCAATCGTCTTAAACGACGGCATAACACTTTTGAACTTGGAACCAAGGTTTGAATCAACCTCTTTACCTAAAATCCCTAAACTGTCGCCAACCTTTTTGATGCCTGTTGTCGCACCGAGGACATCGGAAATGAATTTAACAACGAACGTGCGCTCACCAGCCATGCGCCGATTCTACTCAATAACAGACAACCCATTCCGCAAAGCAATGAACTCCTCCAACGCAGCCGTATATAACTCTTTCTTAGACATCCCATCCCAACGAGAAATATCAACAGGAGCATTCCACCAACCCTCATCAAACACCTCTGCACCAACACAACGCGCACGAGGCTGGCGTACCTGCTTAGCGCGTGGTGATACAGGATCAGAAGCAACCTGAACATCAAGAGTGAACGACGAATCCAACAACGCACCATGACCCTCATGGAACTCAAACGACGCATCAGGTGCGTGTTGAGGTAGATAAAAGATACGCGCAACATCCTTCGTCTGAGGGTCACCAACCAAGCCAACCCTCTGATGCAACTCAGCCCACACAACCCGCCACAACGACGCAGGCACCTTATGAGCCAACGGCAAAACAAGGTGATAGTGAGGCTCCGAATCCGAATGCGAATAAGTCGAATACGCAAACCATTCCAACCCATCAAGCCGAGCATGGTCAAAGGCTTCACCGTCCATGTCCACAACCAACGCCTCAACAAACCTGACATTACGATTACCACGAGTCGTCCCCTGGTCATACTCCACCGGTGACCACAACGCCCCAGCAGACTTGACAGGGTTCTCCTCATGGAACGACAACAAGTCCTTGAGCTGCTCCCAAGACGAAGCAAATGGCTTCGGATGTATTGACTTCAAATTGCTAAACAGAACTGCCATAACCCCTCCTCCTAGAAGGGTACAGGAAACTCGGCCTAAGTCAAGCACCATCTTTCAAGGTATCCAGCACGTTTTGGATAGCGTCCAAATACTCTTTAGCGATATTGTCCTTTTCCTTACGGACAGTAGGCCAAAAGAAATAACCTGATTGGCCTCGATGGCGTAAGAACTGACTGGTATGCCCACCACCCATGCGATAGCCATCAGTCTTTGTGCGGTTCTTAGCCCCAGCAACCGTACTGTTTCCCTTGCCAAACTTACCGCCACCAAACTCAGCACCAAAGAACACATCACCCCTGGTGACCTTTTTGCCACCACGTTTACCACGACGACGATTAGGGAACGACTTAGAAACAAACGCAGATTTATCAGCCAAATAAACAGTTGGGATACGGTCATTTCGTTTGACCTTCATCCCCTTCATAACCTCAACGGCTTGACGGCTACGAGTCACAGAACCAGCTTCAGCCTTGGCTTTATCTAATATGTTTTGAGCAACTTTGGCAGCAGCGATACGAGCCTGCTCATTAAAGCGTTTATCTGCTTTAGACATCTCACGCAAAAACTTGTAGATGCCTTCAATTTCAATAGCATCATTACCTGGAGTGATTGCTACCTGTCCTGCTCTGCCTAATCCAGTTGCCATAAGAACAGACTACTTGTTTAACTGAATTGCCTTCCAACGCAAATAAGCAAACATCGTGAACAACATTCGAGGTTCTTCTGCCAGCAAAACTGAAGGAGCGATACCTGTCTCAACAGACAGAAACGCAATCATCCAATGGGCTGACTTATCTCCAAAGGGACGATCACAGCTTGTGCAGCGTCACCAATCGCTAACGCTTCAACATCGTTAATCCAAGAGTCAAAATCTAAACCAGTTTTCTTTTGACGATGCTCAGAATGCCAACCAATAAAAGCCAAGTCTGTGAGCGTTAGTTCTGCTTCAAACTTTGCAACACTTCGATTGAATTTGTTTTCAAACGCAATGAAGTCTGGAAACGCAGCAACAACTGTGCGAGTCTTTTGATCCAATGCCGAAGTAACTTCTAAGGCTATTTTCATTTTCTACCTCCGCAGGTAAGGGTTGTTAAAGAAAAGTTATGCGCCAGAACCAGTCTTGGTTACGTTGCCGTCAATCGGGTACGTTACCGAAGCGGTAGCCAAGTCGCCAACCGCACCTGCGATTGGTGTCCAAGAAATCGGAAGCACGTTAAATGCGTACTGTGGATTGCTTGATGAAGCAGAACCAGTTCCGTTTGGCTTGACGGTCATTGGTACAGAAGTACCTGCGTTCCAAGCATCGTAGAACAACTTTTCAATCGTTGGATAATCCTGATGCAACTCAAGAGTGATCGAGTTGTCTGCAAGACCAGCAACGCGAGTTACTGCTCCACCCGAACCGAAGCTAGTTGTAGCAACTTCAGCCTTTGACAAGTTTAAGGTTACTGATGCAACATAACTTGTGATGTCGGTGTTAGCCGTGCCGAAGGTGACCGCTACGTTAGTGAGAACTTGCTTTGCCATATTGGATACTCCTGCCTTCCGGCACTCGAAGATTTACTAATGAAACTATACACCCCAGCAGGATGATGAATCAACAGACCTAAACGTACACCACCACACGGAAGTCAACCATCAAATAAACCGCATCGTTTCCGTCCATCGTGGCGATATTGCTGGCAGATTCAACCAACAGATTTGACACAACCCCACCCAACGTCCGATCCGATTCCAAAGCAGCACGAACCGAAGTCGTACCCTCATAAGACAAATACCCATCCAAAGCAGTCTGAGCTGTACGTTCAGCAACCCTACCCACACACACCGAAACGGTGAACACATTGGTTATTAGCCCACCACGCATCGCCCCGTTGTAAGTGATTGAATCCAACATAGGCCAAGCAAACGGTGCATTGATGTTGTCAGGCTGTTGAGCGTAAGCCCTTAGACCTGGGATTGTGGCAAGCGCGTTAGCGATACCAGTCTTAATATCGGTAACTGAGTAACTCATGCGTAAATCCGCATACGACGATACGGTTCAACCAACTGAGCCATATCAGGGTCGAGGAATCGAGATACACGAATGGCACCCAAGTCACCAAACCCTGCCACGCCAAGTGGAGAGTCGTAGCGTTTGAAGATGCGTGAAGCCTGAATGATTGTTGCTTGTGTTACTGGCTCTGGTATTGCAGGCCAACCGAACACAGCAGTCACTTGAACCAAAGCCTGCTCACCATAGTTTGCATTAACGGTTGGGAACAGGTAATCGCCAACGGCACGAATCTTGTCATAACTCCAAGTGAGTCCATCAAGGTTTCCGTTCAATGGTTCCAACTGGTAATCAGTTGTAGTCCACGTCACATCAAAGTTGCCATCAGCGAACGAAGAAGTTCTGAGGGTGATAGCGGTACCGGCAATATCGTCAATGGAACAGTAGAAGGAATCCTCTGCTTGATATACGCGGGTTGCTGTACCAGCAGACCAGAAGCGACGATTGCAATAACCATCAATCAGGCGTGACGCTGCTCCGACACAGTTATCAATCAAGTCATCGTCAATGGTGTCAGCTGTGCCAATGCGGAGAGCTGCCTTCGTTTGATTTCTGGTTGCGTAACCGTTCGTGATGGTCATAGTGTCCTGATTCTAGTTGATTGACGCAGCACCACGATACTGCACACCCTCAAGCGAATAGTTCACAAACGGATTCAACGAATACACCTGACACGAATAGACATCCCACAATCGTTGCTTCATGTCTTGAAGATGACGCTCATACAAAGCCCAATGAGTATCCCCAGCAACATATCCGTCAACCCTGTCCTTGCCAGCCAACGAACCACAATCAGCCCCAACCAACACAATGAACTTGGCACCCATGTATGCAGCCAAATGCATCGCTCCGTGAATGCTTGAAGACCCGATAGTTAACTGGTCGTACTCAACAGGCCAGTCCTTGTCATGTGGGTTGAACGACACACCTGGTCTGCCGGTGCGTGTGTGGAATGTGACAATCTTGGGCATGAAGCCTTGGAACTCTGCATCAGTCCCATGCTCGCGCAACGGGGTGAATACTGCGATTGATTCGTCACGTCTAGCTTCTTGAACTGCGTCACCGTGATAATGGCTAAAGCAGTAATAGTTTTTCAATCCAAAAACTGAGCCAGAGAAATTGACTGCGATACTCAGTTTGTCATCAAAGAAATCTGGTGACAAATAGTCGAGCGTTGCGCCTGACCCGATGACGTAAATTGTTTCGCCCTCATGCAGAAGGTTGTAGTCCTCTAGTCCCATCCCAAATCCCTTCGTCGCGTTAAATCCCAATGACCCGCATCAGGCAAACCTGACTGCCAACGCATCGAATGCAACGCACCATTCGCAGCGAAGCTACGCCGATTCTTTTCAGCCAACTCTGGTGCCGATGAAATCGTTGACGAGTTGTCGTGGATGATTCCAGCATCAGAAGTGAAAACCTCTATGTTCAAGCGTGTTGCACGATCCTGAAAATCTGTGTCCTCAAAATACGCTGGCACATAACACTCACTAAACAACCCAACCTTTGCCACCACATTCGCACCAACCCACGCGCACGACCAACCAGGCATCGCATTAGTCAACGTGATTGAATCAGGGTTGCAGTCTTTGTAAAAAACTTCTAATTGCCCAGGTTCAAACAACGCATCAGAGTTCAACAAAATCCAGCCGTCAGCATGAGGCGTTGCTTTTATACCGATGTTCCAAGATGGTGCAACACCAAGGTTCGTTGGCATAGACCAGACGTGATAGTTCTTAACCATTCGACGATCAATCACCCAAGGCCAATCATGCAACGTGGACTGTCCACCATTGTCAATGACGATGAGCGTTTCTACTGGATGGTCAATTGACTGAAGGCACCTATCGAGTAGGTCGTACCTGTTTAGGACGGGGATGATGATGACTGGCACCATTCCGACAACTCCTTCATGATTGGTTTCCAATGGCTCTCAAATACGGTATCTGCGTCATATTGGCTGGCAAAGTCCACAGCCTGCTGGCACACGCCTCTAGGAGCCTCGTAGGACTGTATTAGGGCATCCACGATGGACGACACAACAGGGGTGCAGAACCATGAACGCTGGTGTGCATCCCAGAACGGTTGAATGTCCACAGCCCATCCAGCCCCAACCAACTCTGGCTGTGCCGTGTAATCAGAAACGATGACCCGTGTACCGCAAGCTTGAGCCTCAATAACAGGGATACCGAAACCCTCACCCATTGAGCAAGCCAACAGCACATCCGATGCGGTGTACAGCGCAGCCAAGGCCTGTTGCGGGAAACCAGTACGATAAGCGTAAGGGTCAACAATCTTGTACTGTTCAGGCTTCACACCACACGCATCAAGAAGATGCGCCAAGTTGATTCCACCCATCGCACCATCACGCTCAGTATGCAAATACAACAAAGCGTCAGGACGATCCTGAGCAAAAATAGCGAACGCCAGAATGTTCTCAGCAAAAGATTTGCGTGAAGGATTCTGGCCTTTGTTCGCAGCGTTCATCATCACCACAAACCTGTCCTCATCCACCTCCATAAGTTGACGACCTGTGAACTCACCACGACCATTCGCCAATTTTGATGTAGGGGTAAAGACTTTTTCAAACGCATGAGGCGCATACATGGCATCAACACCAGCGTTCTGCAACATCTGCAAACCAAACTTAGACATCGCAATTGGTTTCACATTAGGACGCTTACACCAAGCAATCACTTCAGGTGGGCAAGGCGCATGGTCAATCGGAACCCACGAAGCAATATTTGGTACCTGATCCAATGATGGTGACTTCAAAACCCACACATCAAATAGCGTCATCAACATTGCTGGAATGTCACGATTGCCATTAGCCCAATCCATCCAATGCGCAACAAGCACATCATCTGAATACGCTGACATCCCTCTTGGATAAAGTTTTATCCCATTCCAAATTGATGCAATGCCCTCGATGCCATACATCGCGTGGATTGCTACTTCGTGTTTTTGGTTGAGCCTTTGGACGACTTGCGCTGTTTGGGTGCCGTAGCCGGTTGGCGCGAATGGTGCGTTGGAATACCAGAGGATTCGTAGCGTGTCGGGATCGGCAAGTCTGCCCGCT